CTCGGCGAGCTGTGACTCACTCAAGCCCAGGGCCCCAAGGTCGTCAATGTCACTGGATACGTATCCAGTGACATTCTGTGCGGGGGGCAGAGTCGCCCAGCAGTGCGTGCAGCGCAGGCCCCTGCCGTTGTGATCGCGTCCCTCGGTGTCGGCGCCGCAGTACCTACAGATCATGGTTGCCTCCAGTCGGTGAGCGGGCGGTCAGCTCTCGGATCACCTCCCACCGCCCGCCCCGTAGATCACTCGCCGATGACGCAGAAGTCGACCGTCGCCGGGTCCGTGGCCGCCGTGGCGTCGTCCTGTACCACGGTCAGCGTGATGGTCGTACCGCTGTAGATCGCATGCGCCAGGAACGGGTTGCCCGCCGCCGCGCCGGGCGCGCCGGCTAAAGCTGTGACGACAGCCGCGACGTCGGTCATCCCGTGAGTCGATGTGGTGATGACGTGCGTCCCGGTCACGGTCTCAGATGCGCAGTAGAGCGCCAGGCCGTCACTTCCTGCCCCGACGGCATAGCGATCGCTGCCGATCTCGTAGCTGTCCGCCGACAGCGTGCCGGCGACACTGACGTTGCTCAACGCGGTCAGCTGCCCGCCGACCATCGCGGTGTGCGCGACGTAGATCTCGCGGAACTGCGTGGGTTTGATCGCCTGACTGGAGATCTCCTCGAGCGGATCCCGCGCAACCGGCTGGAGCACAGCGGGTATCATGATCGTCGCCAGCATCACGGTGCTCAGCAGCACCGCAACGCCCGCGGTGAAGATCGCCAGCAGACTGACCTTACTGGTCTTCGTCTCCATAGTCCCTCCTCGGGTAGGGATGGGGGGACGAACCCCCCATCCTCAGCTCACGACTAGGTCGGCGTACCGTCCGACCAGGTCGAGTTGTTGACGTAGCGGGCCGTGCCGTTGGTGCGATCGCGGATGCCCACGCCGTACTCCGCGAAGAGCATCAGGTTCTGGATCGGGGCCATGGGGCTGCCGGCGTTGGGGTCGGGGAAGGCGCGCACGGTCAGCACGCTGTTGCCCTTCTCGACGCGCACGACGAGCGGGTTGCGCTGCGACAGGCGTCCGTACGACTTGTAGCCGAAGCCGTAGTACTGGGGCACACCGCGCACGACACGGACGGCGAAGTCCTCGATGGTGCCGATGTAGTATGTGCCGTATCCGATGTCGGTGCCGTCGAGGCGCGCCAGGTCCTGCGTCGCGCCGTATGCCACCAGGCTCTCAGCGATCGGCGTGAAGCCCGTGAGCCCCTTGACGGTATCCTCATCGCTCGGGCCGATGACGAAGTCGTAGGGCGGCTCGTGGCCGTGCTCGCGGAGCTCGTCGCGTGCATCCTGGAAGACTGCCGCCGTGAAGACGCCGCCGGCGATCCCCACGTAGTGCTCGTGATCGGAGTCGAACGAGGTCCCGCCGTAGGAGGGGGGCGTGAAGTCGACGCTGGTCGAGGCCGCGGCGGTCGCGAATCCGGGGGAGTAGCCCGAGCTGCCGAGCCCGTGGTAGGTCCCGCTGTCGTCGCCGCGCTTGAGCAGCCGGCGCAGCAGCTGTTGTCGCAGGTTGTCGCGGACGTCCTTGATGCCGTCCGCGATGTCGGCCTCGATCTGGGTCATCCGCGCCTTGCGCAGATAGTCCCAGGTCCAACCGAGATAGCGGTCCCACGCCAGGAGCGGCAGCATGTGCCCCTCGGTGTCGGCGCGCCGGGGATCCGGCCGGCCATACTCGGTGTGCCGCTGCATCCCGTTGGAGACCCCGACGCGGTACTCGACGTCGGGCTGATCGGTGACACTCATCAGTCCGCCCCACCAGGATCCGCTGATCTCTGCGTTGAGGGCTGACAGCGCTGCATTGAGCCGCGCGTAGACCTCGGCGTAGGTCGTGCCATCCTGCAGGGAGAACTTCTGGAGTTCCGCTGCGTCCCAGCCGGTGAGCGTCACCAGAGTGCTGAGGTCGCGTTGTCCTAGAGCCATATCTCACCTCCCAGTGAGTCGTATGTATGGGTCGCTAGACGCTCGCGCCTAGCTGAAGTCGATGATCTGTGGGTCGACGAAGAGCACCGTGGCGCTCTCGCTGTGACCGACGATCGTGTCTTTGGTGCCGGCTGTCTCGCTCGGCTCGCCGGCGGTGTCGGACACGTACACCGGACTGCCGGGCGAAGCGCCGGTCAGGCACTGCACCGGCCCGTGCATCACAAAGTCGACCACCTCACCGTCGCCGCCGGCCTGCAGGGCAATGCCCAACAGGTTCAGCACGACTGCGGTAGCGATCGCGGGGTCCATCTTGCCGTCGGACTGCATCTCGCAGATCTCGCCGGCGGCGACGGTGTCCCCACAGGTGAAGCGCCGGATCTTGGCGCCGGTCAGCGGCTTGATGTTCTTCGCCGTGGTATCGCGTGCGATAGCCATATCTCACTCTCCTATCCTGCCGGCTTTTGCGCCGACCTGAGCAGTTTCTTGTCAACAAATCGCGGATCCACTCCCATCCGCGCGGCGAACTCCTTGACCTCATCCTCAGTCACCTCCGGAGGAGGCGGCTCGTCGCTGCGCCGGTCTGCGTTGATGTCGCCGGGCGCCTGGCGCCCCAGCTTGTCGGCGTTCTCAGCGATCCACTGCAGCTGCTCGACCGGGTCGAGCTTGTCCAGCAGCGTGATGATGTGATCCGGCAGTCCCGCTCGGCGCTGCTCGAGGAGCGAGGTGACGGCGCCCTTGTACCGATCGACGTCCTCACTGAGCGGCTCGAGCTCCTGGATCCGCGCCTGGCGTTTCTCCGCGAGCTGCTGCCACTCCTTCTCCTGAGCGAGTCGGGCCTCCTCGGCCGCCTGGGCCGCGAGCTCCGCCTCCTTCTTCGCCTTACGGTGCGTTGCGTTCTCGCCGCGCAGGCTCGAGATCAGATCCTGGGCCCAGGGCGGCAGGCTGTCCACCGTCTGCCCTGCCTGGGTCGTGTCCCCGGGGCTCCCGGCCCCGGTTGCCGTCTCCGTGTTGGGCTCCTGGCCCGTGCCGTCGTGTCCCGCCTGGGGGTCCTCTGGCATGTCAACCTCCTAGAATGCGTGTTCTATGTCCAGTCTAGTGCAGCGCAGCGCCCAGGTCTATGGCTCTTTTGGCGCTATTTTGCCTCGGCGCTGCGTCGTGCTCGCTCCCGCTGCACGTCGTCCCGCAGGAGCGACGTCAGCTCGTCATCGTAGGTCGGCAGATAGAGCGCTACCGACGTACGGCAATAGTGATGGAACGGTGTCCACTGAAGGTGATCGGCGAAGCGCGGGGTCGCTGTGAGGTGGAATGGCTCGTCGATCGGCCGGGTCTGGCCCGCGGCGGCAAGACAGCAGTCCGTCGTGAACTCGTCGACGCTGGGGATCGTCTGCTTCCGCCAACCGAACTCTGCCGCCTGACCCCTCGCCCCAAGGCCGGCCAGGAAGCCAGCGCCCAGCGCCGTGGCCAGGGCCCGGGCCGCAGTTGTGGCCACCGGGGCCGGCTGCAGGATCCCCATGCGGCTATCGTCGCCGGCGACCTCCGCCGCGACGTCGCCGCCGCGCTCGATGACGCTGAGCACCATCGCCGACTGGCGATCGAGCTCGAGCGTGGTCGCCGCGATGTGGGGTCGGACGTCAACCGCCACCGGATAGGGCGCGTAGCGCACGCCGTCGTCGCGATAGGCTTGTAGCTGCCGCTCGGCGCTCTGCCGTCCCTGGCCCGCGGCCGCGTTGCCGGCGGCGATGATCGCGGCCTCCAGCTGCTCCCGCAGCGTCTGCAGGATCTCGAGCACCTCGACGTGCATCGTCGGCCTCTGGGCCCGGAGGACCTCCCGCATCTCCCGGCGGGCCTGCCGGTAGATGCGCAGCAGCGTTCCCCGGGGATGGCGAGTCGACCCCAGGTAGTGACCGAAGGCCCAGCGGAGCCACAGCGCGCGACGCAGAGCGTCGGCGTGCGCGATGCGGAGCGGGTTAGCTGCCACGGTTGCCCTCGTCGAGCCACAGGGCTGCTTGCGCCATGGCCAGCTGTCCCGCGATCATCGAGGCATACGGCTCCATCGTCTTCATCCGTTCGATCTCCTCGTCCGAGAACCCGACGTACTTCCACGCGACCTCGTAGGGGATCTTCAGCCGCTCAACCATCTTCGACGCGCGCTCGATCATCGCGTCCTCGTCGCGCATCTCGGCGGAGTCCCACTGCGTCTCGATCACGTCATCAGGGCGAGCCCGTTCGCGCCGGCTGCCGTAGGACTGATCCAGCCGTGCGCCCAGGCGCATGACGTTCTCCCAGCCGTCGCCGTAGAGGACGTGCCTGTCCTTGACCTTGGCCACGAGTCCGGCCTCCTGCTGCTTGAGCGTCCCCTCCGCCGCCACCTGGCGCGAGACCTGCAGCCGGGTCACTGGGATCCCGCTGACCTGCGCCATCTCGTACTCGAGCGAGTCCTTGACGTTCAGGAGCTGCGACAGGTCGCTGGCGTTGAGCATCTCGACCGTCGACGCGGGGTCCTTCACGCCGATCCAGACGCCCGGTGCGATCCGGACCACGTTGCTGTTCTCGGCGTTCGGGGGGCTGCCGTCGGTCGTGGGCCAGACTCCGCGGCCGATGTAGATGCCGTAGCCGGCGCGATCCGCAGCCGCCAGGATGTCGAGCCAGACCTTGTTGAGCGCGTCGTTGAGCGCCAGG